CCAGTTCCGGCTGCAATACCAGTACCGTTAAATGTGAATGTCGCGTTTCCAAACATGGTTTTGTTAATTCTTGCGTACCTGCCGACGCTAGTTCCTGTAGTCCCAAGATTAGGGTTTGTTGTTGAGGCGGTAAGTGCTGGTGTCCATGATTCCCATACGGCCCCGATGGTGTTAAGCGTCGCCGCAGTCAACACCTGTCCGCTAGTTGTCCCTGCTGTCCACTGTGTAGCCATAATGTTTCTCCTTTATGCCACTCGACTACTGTCAAGTATGCCTAAATATGTGTCGTCCAAAATAAAACTTTGATACTGGTATGCGGGCAACAAACCTAACGTTACTTGACAATCCGACGGTGTAGCCGAAATACGGCGACTAGCAATAACCGACATTTTGGTTTGCTGAGCGCACCCGGTCGGCGTATAGGTCAACTGGACTGGTTGCCACATCACCGACTCAATGTTAAGGATCTTGTTCCAAAACGGTTCGGCGGCGTCAGCAGCTGCCGATTGAACCATTTTAGAACTAAGCGTCAGTTCTTGAGGGGCAAAAGTTATTTCACCAAAACGGTTGATCCACGAATTGTTTGTGTTTTGTTGCGTAACGCCACTATCTAACGTAAAAAACCCTGCTTGAGTGTAAGACCTAAACCGTTGACCATATTTTGTGGTACTAGTTAAGTTAAAACTTGTAATTGTATTTCCATTAGACACGTTAGTTGTGGTCACATAGTTAGTAAGTTGGTCCTCGTCGTAACCAGTAACAAGATCACCAATAGGCAGTTGTGTCCCCGAGACAGTTTTGTCTTTAAAAAGAAAAGTTGTCCTGTTCGCAGCGTTTCGAGTCATGGTGTAATCAATAAGTTGATAATTAAAATCAGGGTTTGTCAAAGTGATTGTTGTAGGAATAACCATGGACGGCCCAATTGCGGTAACTATTAATTGTGTTGAAGATTTGCAACTATTTCCAATATTAGGTTGATTGCAAGAAACTGAAAAATTGTCGTTTAACAACGTAGGAACAGTTGAGTAACTTGTATTGGTGCCGCCAAGTGTTGGCATTTTGGCAGGGTTTGCAGCTATCCCATTTTCATATATAAAGTCAATTGTTAAAGAGGCATTAAAACCAATGCTTGTAGTATCTACAGGAGCCGAACTACCACCAGCGGTAAAAGCGTCAACAAACGAAATAGTCACATACGAATTGATACCGTTGTCGTCTAACGCAAAAGTGTCAACGATCCCGTGAAACAGTTTGAAACTGGTAGGCACACCGCCAACCGTTGTAGTGCCGTTAATTAGTACGGCCTGATTAAACCAGTCAACCGACCCATAGGTGCCACCGCCACCAGGTGTAAAAGAACCTGTGAAGTTTTTTATTAACATTGAGCCATTACTGGTACCGATCTCAGCCAACGAAACCTGCGTGTTCACATTGAACGACATGACTTCAGACGTGATGTCATATGAAGCGCCAAGGTTGCCAATCGTGATCGTAAAAGCGGTCGTAATAGCCATTTAGAACCTTGCGCCTGTCGTGGTCTGTAATGGGATCGCACCGTTTTGTCGAGCATATTTTTGGATTGCTCGCACCACTGCGTCAGGGTCGCCACCGTTGACATTGACCGTAATGTTTGCACCGCCGCCTAAAACGTTGTTTGGTGTGATGTTTCCAGACGACGACGGCGTGAACAATTCAGGACCGCGCTCACCCACTAAATAGGATCCACCCGGTGCAACGGGACCTCCTGCAGCTCTTGGGCCACGGAAACGCATTGCGTTTAGTTCAGGCGTGTAACCGCCAGCCGTAATGACGTTAATGAGACCTAGAGCGCGCTCAAGTTCGCCAGTGTCAACAAGGACTCGAATCTGATTTTTCTGCGAATCAGTCAACGCAATCATCTCAGCAAGATCAAGCACTTTTAATTTGGCGTCAATAAGTCCCTGCTCATATTCGCTTAAAGCACCATCGGCACCAGCGAACGCTTCAACAGCCTTTTCTTTTAGACCATCTAACTGTGCTTTAGCGTCAGCCATAGCACTATCAAGTTTTAATGTCCCGATTAAACCTTGCCATGCCTCATCTGCAATTGACACCTGATCGCCTTGATCTTCAATCGCCCCAGTGACACCGTCAATAGCATCAATCCGACTGCGGTAATACTGTTTGTATTTATCCATTTCGGCATTTAAGCCAGCGACCTTTTCTTGTGCGAAACCAGGCTGACCGTCAGCACTAGCAAAAAAACCACCTGTAGCAAGATGCAACAATGGATCAGGAATAAGGCCCACTGTGTCACTAATTTTTTCAGCAATTTCTAAAACTTGAACTAATTTAGGGACAAGATATTTGCCGACTTCTAAAGTAACTGCTTCAAATTTGTCTTTAAGTTGATCTACAGCGTCACGGTAATCTTTAGCGTTCTGCAAATCATCTTCGCTAATAACTTTTGAACCCGAAACACTGTCAAGGGACTTTCGGAGATCGTCCGCGCCACCTTCAATAAGTTCGGCCATCCCTTGCCAGCCCTTGCCAAGAAGCTGCGCGGCGACCCTTGCTTTTTCGGCTGGGTCCTTAATGTCCTTAATTCGCTGGATCGTGTTAAGGAATGTTTCGTTGACGTCTAACGATCCATCTTTGAGATACACGAGGTCTACGCCAAGGTTTCGCACTTTGTCCGGGTCAGCACCGATTGTTTTGTTGAGTCGTCCAATAGCGCCCTCGAGGGCGTCAACTGGGACACCAATGTCCCCAGCGGCTTCTATGTAACGTGACGCGTCCTCAACGGCAAGACCTGTAGCGTCACCAAATTTTCCTGCCGCTAATGCGAGGTCTTGAAAGTCGCCAATTGCTTTAATAGCAAACTTACCGATTGCGGCACCAGCTGCTATAGCGAATGTTGCGGCGTTGGCTTTGACGGCGTCTAAAGCGACTTTGGAACCAGCCTTAAACTTGCCCATGCCACCCTCGGCGTCAGCAACGGCAGTCTTAAAATTACCGAAAGCGGCTTTAGCGGCTTTAATACCTGAGTCTGAGAACTCGGTAAGAATCGGAATGTTAATTGCCATTAGCGGTTCACCTTCATCAATTCTTTGTTCGCTTCAAAGATTACCTCTTTGATGACAGGCTCGAGAGCCTTCTGAAAATCTGGGATCGCCTTCTCGCCACCAGCCCAAACCATGCGCGACGGACCGCGACCAATCTTTTGCGTAAGTAATCCCGAAAAGTTTGGGCGACTACGCGGACCACCACGACCTCCACCGCCAGCCTTGCCAGCCATATCTGCAATCGCGAGTGCTGCACCTTTTGTCCCTACAGTGATCGTGCCAATAGTTTCATACTGGGCACCTTTTTCAATGTTGCGTTTGCGTGCTTTTCGAGTGTTGGTCTTAACCACAATGTTCTTGGTCTGACCGTTCTTCCACCCGGTACGCCACGGGCCATCCATGCCTCGAGTGGGCGACGACGACGGCACAAGCGGTGTGATCGCGTCAACAACGACCTTGCCTAGTTCACGGATCTGCTTGCCGTAAGCGCGACGCAATTTAGGGTCAATGGAATTGATCGTTCGCAACGCCTCTTTTAGGCCAGTTGGTTTCAGATCTATTCCAAGACTCACTTCTTGCTCTCGTTCTGTTCGATTATCAACCTGATCATTTCGTCAATGATCTGGGCTGGTGTTTCCATCAGATCCAACGGACTGATGCCTGTACGAACAGCGAGCTGCGCGATCAGGTTTGTTGCTCTTCCTGCGGGCCCTGTTTCGCTTTTGGGATAAACGTGATATCCATGACGTTTTCAACCCAAGTGCTAAACAACGGGACCACAATCTTTTTGGTTCGTAACGCATCCCAAGCCAACCATGCGAGAGGCTTGAACTTCATGTCCTCTAAGAAACGGCCCACGGAGAGCGTGGGGTGGTGATCTTCCCACCTGCACGCAACTCCGTAGGTGATCGGTGCTTCGAATGTTTCACCGTCAACCATTTCTACTTTTAATGTCATGCCAATCATGTCGGGGTCCTTTGGTTAGTTATTGATTAGGGGTTTGTGATGTCGCGTGCCCAGGTGCCGCCGACATAACTTACGCTTACTTGGCTCAATTCTCCGACAGTCGTTACGATCGGCGTGAACGAAGCCAGCATGGCATTACTGATCGTGTATTCGGGGTTACTTGCGGACTCGGTTGTGCCTGCTGGTGAGATGACCAGAGTGGTGGTGCCGTCGCCGATCTGATCAAACAGGGTGGCTTCAATTTCGCCTGTTCCGTAGTTCATGAACATCGTCAAGGTGACGTTCACCATTTGGAGACCCGACACAAAGCGGTGCCCGGTATCGCCGAAGGTCGTGGATTCGAGTGAATCGTAACCGATCTCAAGCGAGGCGGCAGAGGTGTTCTGCGTGACATCCACTCCACCGATGTTGACGGTTGGGTTGGACAGGTAAACGGTTTTTGTTGTGGGCATGGTTTTTCCTTTATGGGATGCGCTTGGAAGCGATTCTGATTGTTAGGTCGTATGCGGGTAGTTCTTGTGAACCGATTTGAGCAAGCGACGGTGAGCCACTCACAACAGCAATAGGGCTGTTCATGATTGTATCCACGACGCCGAGAATGTAGTCGCTTGAATCTTGGTTGCCGGGTGGCGCGCCAAGGATTCTGAGATCAACTGTGATGTCTGCAATTTGGTTGTTGAAACAAGTGAACGTCGGTAATTCCACGAACACGGTGAGCGGTCGTGCGTTGCGCGGATCGGTGACAGGCTTGAGTCCCAAGGCTGTAAGCGACGCTGACACGGTGTCAACGGTGTCCGTGAAAATTCCTGCCATTTCATGCACACTGCGATCGTTTAATGCCGAGCAACTGGTTTACTCGACCCAAGGTCATTAACGGTGGTCCTGTCATGTCACCAAACGACGCGTAACTGTCTCCAGTTGTGCCGCGTTCACGGTAAAGCCCTGCGGCGTAAAGCGTGGTTCCTAACAGTGCTGCACTGTCAGGGGCAGTCGTCAGACTGTCGTGGTAACCAGCCTGCACGCGACGCCTGAAACACCATGAGTTTGCAGCTGCAACACAAGTAGTTAGGAAAGCGGTGTCATTTGCCGTGGCCGACGAGATTCCTAAAAACTCTTGCACCGGGGCAACTGATGACAACCAAGTACAAGTCAAAGTCCATGTCAAAGTTCCAAACGGATCAGCTGCAGATCGTTCTAGATCGTCGCCAACATCTTGAAACATCAACTGGTTAACAATGATTTCGTTTTCGTTGTAAAGCAGGTCGCCTGCTTCGTTAACGCCAGCAAACAAGTTGACCGGTACAGCGATAACAATGTGCGTGCCGTTGAGACCGTGACCGAGTCCTGTCAATGTGATTGTCTGACCGACTGTTATGTCGGTTGTTTCGAGGGTCTGCACCACAGCAACATCGTCTAGACGCTGGTGGTGCGTCACGCTAAATGTGGCCATGGTGCAGACTTTCTCTTAGTTTCGGTTGATCAGGCGAACGTGAACTTGACGAACTTGCTCG